ATGTTTTGCGAAGAAAAAGTAGCTCAAATGGCTGCATACCTACTTCTTAAGAGAGGTGGGCGCATGGCATATCTGAAATTGATGAAGCTGCTCTATCTGTCTAACCGCCAGTCGATTTTGAAGCATGGCAGGATGATCGGCGAAGATAGCCTTTACTCTATGAAATTTGGACCAGTCATGTCGAATACGCTGAACTTGATTCGCGGTAAGGCTGAAGGCATTGGTGACTACTGGTACAACTTGATAGAGACGAACGGGCATAATGTATCGTTGCGTTCAGATCCGAGGGAAATGGATGCAGACGAGGTCTTTGATGAATTGAGTCGTGCAGATATCCGGATTTTAGATGAAATCTATTCTCGGTATGGGCATATGAACCGATTTGATCTCGCAAATATGACGCATTTAGAAAGCGTTTGTCCAGAGTGGCACGATCCTGGCAATTCTCGTAAGCCTATAGACCTGAAAGAAATGCTGATCAGTGAGGGTAAAAGCGAGGATGAGGCTAATCGCATAATTGGCAAAATGGAAGAATCTCAGAAACTTAAGGAATTTTCTTTGCAATTATCATGACGGATTATCAGCCATACAGGAAAGGAACTGTGCTTGCCCCAACTGGACCATGCAATCATCTTCATGTGATTTGTAATGATCCTGTTTATTACCCCGTTAACGATTGTTATTGTGTTTTAGTTGTTAATATTTCTAGTATCAAGGATGGTGTCCCCCACGATCCGTCTTGCGTCTTGAATTCTGGTGATCATCGCTTTATCAAGCATCCAAGTTATGTTGTTTACGCTGAAGCTATAATTTGGCGAGTGGATAACATGGTTAGAAAGCAGCGATCGGGTGAGATTTCTGTTCATGATGATATGCCAGAAGCTACATTCAATAGAATTCTGGACGGTTTTGATATCTCTGATGAAGTTACGCCAAAGAACCTTAAATTTAAAAATAAATATTGCGTATCATCTATTGATGATGAGTAAACAACAGGAATTGTTTCGGTATAACTTCTGGAGTTTTCTATGGAAGATCAAAAAGCAACCAAGCCACAGGTTAAGTTCGACACAATGAAAGCATTCGTAGGTATGGGTGCTGCTGTTGAAGTTCTGATGAAGGCTGCTCCTAATGCGTTCACTCACGCTACTGTCTCTGGTAAAGAGCAGCAGGGTAAGCTTCGTCGTCTCAAAGCAGCATGATCATAGCTGGTGCTTTTTGAAAACCCGCCTTCAGGCGGGTTTTTTCTTTAGTGATTTTCTTTGCCCTTCTGTTTGACTGTTCTGACCTGTTCCCACTCGATACGTCCTTCTTCTCGCCTTTTGTCTATGTATTCCGCAAGATCCTGAATATTGATGCAACGTTTTGCTTTTTGTGATGTGCCGATGCGATATGTTGGAACGGGCAACTTACAAGCGTTTGCTTTTGCTTCTGCCGTGGCTGGACTCATACCAAAGTACTTTTGGCTAACTGCTGAGAGTTCAATGTTTGGGGTATTGAATTCAGCCATCAGTAAAAACAAGGTGTTCATAATTTTCTCCATCAAAACCGGCTGCACCCGGGAAAATCATAATTCTGTGCTGGTGGCAGGAATTAATTTCTGCCAGATAGCGGAAACATATTTTGCCTGATGACGGGCATCAGCCAGGGCGTTGTGCCGTTCGCCATCGAAAGGCATGTCCATTTTGGGGTCGAATCCGATGGAACGCCCAAGCGTAACGATCGTGCGTACATCGTGGTCATTCCAGTATGCCCACGGGCAGATTTGTCCTGCTCGCTCATAAGCTCCACGTAAAATTACGTTGTCGAAGGTGGCTCCGTTACCCCAGACTTTTAAATATTTCGTATTGTCTGCGTGCCGGTTAATGAAATGATTTAGTTCTGAGAGAGCATCGCTGATCGACAAAGTATCATCAATACAGATTGCAGCTCGTGCTTCAGGGCTTTGTTTCAACCACCACAGGATGGTATCGCCGTCAGGTGTAGCTCCTTGCTCCATAGCACTTTCCAGGCTAACAACCGTATAGAATTCTTGTCCGATGTCTCCGATTTCTGGAGTGAAGAACACCGCGCCAATGGAAACGATCGGTGCATCCTTATTTTTCCCCATCGTCTCAAGGTCGATCATTAAGTTGTTCATCACTTCACCTCCAGCGGCGGTTCCGGTAGCGGCATCCAGTGAGTTGCTTGCTCAATACCATTACCCGGCTTAATCGTTGCATCTCCGCGCCGAAAGGTGCTTCCGGTATAGCGTGCGGAGCATATTAGCGGTTCAACCTGAGAGCTATCGAAATTCACCGAAATAAGCACGTTCTGGCCCTTTTCAGGCATTCGATCACTACAGCTTATCCAACTATCCGGAGTTCCCGGAGAGTTGCCATTTACATCGAAGTTTGGCTCTGCGTCCTGAACTAGGAGGATGTAACCATTTTTGGCTGTATCAAGTTCTAACGCCTCGGTGACGGTACCGAAATAGCGATTACCTAAATCAACATCACAAGTGCTTACATCAATGGAAACTTCCATGCCTTCGATTAATTCTGGCAAGTTGTAAGTTTGGCTTACAGGCTCTGCTTCCAGCGATACCAGTGCAATTCGTGCCAGTTCTTCCGCTTCTTCTGCTGGCAGTACAACGTTGCTGCCAGGTCCGTATGTTTCGCGCCACTGCTGGATTGTCAGCAGTCGCCCTTTGGTAATAGTGATCATGCCGCGTTTCCTTCTTTCTTATTAACAATCACACCGTCATATATTTCATTAAGGTGCCCTCTCAACTCCATGCGCCTTAATGCAGATAACATGTAATCGCATTCAACCTGCTTATTCCCAGTAAATGGCTTATCGTCAGGATTACCCCAACAGCAATTACCCCTGGGCCATCCATGTACTTTCCGTACTCTTCCGTTAACAACGTGAAGTAATCCCCAGCCGGGAGGTAAATCCTCAACTGAAATAATTTCCGGCTCACTAATAAAGAATCGCCAGTCGCCCATGCCAAGTGAGGGATTTTTACGGAAACGCTTTTTTCTATCTGCCAACAAGTCAGCACGAGAACACTTCGCCTCTATCAGGCATGATGCTGAATTTCTGAATCCCATAGCATCTGGCTGTTCTCCGGTACTGGTTACAGCAACAAAGCGGTCATGAAAGCAAACCTTGAACCCGTTGCGCTTAAGGAACTTGTACGCAATCTGACAGAGTTCGTGGTGTGTTAACGCCATATCACTCTCCTTTGATGCGAATGCCTGTTGCAATGCTGTTTATGATGCTGTCAGTGCATGGGGTAGAAAGCTGGGCATCTCCAGCAATTTTCATGACCTCAACATCTGCATATCGAATACCGAGGTGTATCAGACCGGCTATGCCTGACTTAAGCCGAGCATTTTCCATAAATAGAACTTTTGCCCGCTGTTTTTCTGCTTCAAGCTCAACGCGCAGCTTCCCTACCGTTAGCGCAATATCCTCGTTCTCCTGATCGCGGCTTTTGATGTATTGCAGGTTTCTTTCCTGTTCATCCAGCAGTGCCAGCACGGTAGCCGGGTTAGCCTCTGCTATGAATTCAGCGTTTGCATAAGCCTGAGCATCTGATTCAATCAGGCAGTTAACATGACATTCCGCAATCACGCCACCGGGTTCTCCTTTCCATTTTTGGCAAACAAAAACTCCTGTTAAATTGCCGTGCTGGTTAACAGATGTATGCCCTACGATGTAGCTTCCTTTAGTTGCTTTCTCTGCCTTTTCACGCAGTGCCTGATAGTTAATTTGGGTCACTCTTCATCCTCCAAGTCGGCAACGGCGTCCATCACATCAGAACCGCGAATAACCTCAAAAGCACGGCAGGCCATTTGAAATACCAGTTGCTCTTGCGGATGCGGTGATTCCCAATATTTGAATCCAGGGCGATGCGCGTACCCCATCATTGAATAAAAATCACCAGCAAGCTTAATCGCGGCATCAACAAGCTCTCTGTTAGTCATTCTTTTTCCGCTCACTGGTTGCCTCCTTTGCGAATCTGTTCCGCCCATTCTTCTAGGGATTTCTCCGCATATTCACCGGACAGGCCATCAATCGGGTGTGGTTCATTAGCCAACTCTTCTTTCGCTGACAGAATCATGCGTGTAACGTCGAAAACTTCACGTAAAGACTCATTGATAAATCCGTGATTGAAAGCAGCAGCAAGACGGCTTGCGGTATAGTTAATCCCCTCGTTGCGTGCTTCCGCACGAATTTCAGCCAGGAAAGCATCGGTGGCTGGAGTTTCGCTGTGGTGTAGGGCATCGTTGATAATCATTGCAGCAACACCAGCCTGCCCTGCATCCGTGACCGACACATGCTCAAGAGTTACGGCCATTGCGTGTTTCAGCCCCGCATTCTCCGCCGCCAGCACCGAAAACTTCTCGTGTGCCAACTTAACAGCTGCATCAGCCTGCTTAATTGACTCAATCGCTTTCTGTTGGTCTTCGGACAGAGCCAAAATCTTGGCCTCCGCTTCAGCAAATTTACGCACCAGATATTCAGCATTTGTTTCATTCACTTTCAGATCTCGTGGTACACATTTCCCGCGAAGAAACCCTTCCATTTCGAAAACATTCATGCGCATGTGCGTAACTCCGATAACTCGTTAAAGCGCTCCATAAACATCCCGTAGGCATGGCTCGGAGCCAGTGGAATAACTTTGAACATTTCTGTTGCCGGGATACCTTCCAGTACTGGCCAGAAAGAGCCATCATCAAGCCCGAGATCGCGGCGTTCGGTTGCCAGCATGATGAGATCGGCATATTTCACAGGCGTGCTCATAACCGGGGGTAACCCGTATTTCTCACGGATTACGGCGTCTATTTTTTCTTCCATCCGTTTATAGTCAGGAAGAAGGCGTTTCAGTGGAGCGGGAATATCCTGGCAATACGCTTCTGTTGCATCATGCATTAACGCTTCAAAAGCAAATTCCTGCGGCACCAGCTGGCTGCAAAGCACCGCATGTTGGGCGACACTGTAGAAGTGAGAAAGATGACCGGCAAAGCGGCAGATATTTGAAAGGGAAACCGCGATATCGTTAATCACGATGTCGTCTTTATTTATCTTGTCATAATAAAAATGCTTCCCGGAAAAAGTTTTAATAAATGACATTTTGTTCTCCACGTTATATGCGCTGCACCGCTCTGAATTTTGATTGCAGCAATCCAGCCCATTTGACATGGGATGATTGCTGCAATTTTTTTAAGTTGTTGGATTTTGGCTTTTATCTTCTTTGTAAGAAAGAAGGTCACACATCAAATTAACTACCTTGCTGAATTGGAAAAGGTCAGCGCCAGTCTGATGACGCCACTGGAATGCTTTATCATCTTCATCATTAAATGTCTGAGATTGAGTATTGATGCGCGAAAAATGGAAATTTTCGGTAAGAATGAAGGTCACACCGCAACCGGATAACTCCATTTTATCAGCAGTGAAACTACTACTAAGACTATCGGCCAGTTCGCTTTGAATTGACTCATGCTCAGCTGAGTAGCGAATAATTTCCTTTTGATCTGCGTAGCGTGATAGCTGAATATAATTTCCGACAGTGAATCCTTCAAATGCATTGGCTGCACCATTGATGTAGTTATTCAGGCGTGTAGTCAGTCCATTCTTGATATCACTGATGTTGATTGTTTCTGTTTTCACTGAACCGACAACCTTAATCAGCATTGCGCATACCATACCGGCTATTATTTTATTGGTTGTGTTGATTACCAATAATTTCTCATCAGTGCTGTACAATGCAAGAATCAGCGTAGACTTAACAAATGCCTGTTTGCATAGATCTACTCGTACGTTATCAATAATGGCCAGTCGTTCGGCACGCTTTAATTTATTCCCGGACATATTTTCGATTGTTTGGATTCGAGAATTAGCTTCTTTCATGACGACATGTCGGGGAATTATTTTCTGATCATGACGGATTACCATTGCGTACCCACCAGATATCGGAGTTACCAGTTCACCAGTGACAGGATTCTCTACAAAAGAGGACCGTGAAAATTCTGTTTCCCCGATTTCAGAATAAGGGAGTTCGAGAAGATGACCTTCAATAGCCTGTATACTAGGTAATGTTGCTCGGTACACAATTGCGTTACGAAATTTTGGTAATTTCATTCTATTTTCCTCTGCACAAGATATTAGTTTCTCCACAAAACAGAGAAGAACACCTGCGGTGGCAGCCGCCCGGATGGATTGGGTTATGAGCCCGTCGGCCGGTGATGCTCTTCTCTGTTTTGTAAAAAGAGCGGTACCAGCCGGAAGCAAGTGTACAAACTGGTACCGCCAAAGCAGTGGCTGTTGTGGTGACCGGTGCTGATCTCCGGCTTGCGGTTATTTCAGACTCTCACGGGCGTTTAATTGCCCCGCCGAACAGCTCTTTTCCGCAATAGCTGCAATGTCTTTCGCGCATCAGCCTGCGCATTCACCACAACGCTAAGGATTCTCTCTGGTTGAAAATACTTAGCTGTTATGTGCCTGCTTTTAGCCACATCAGGCGAGGTGGTAGGTACGTGAGCTACTTGGTGGTATTTGCCTTCGATGAGGCAAGATAGGCTCAAGATCACTTTTTAGGTAAATAACCTTTCTACCGATTTTTAAAAAAGGTATTCGAACTTTTCCTGTGCTAGCCCAATTAGCTAAGGTTTGCGCTTCTACGCCGATATAGGCTGCGGCGTCTTCTCTATTCATTTTTTCATGTTGTTCTGACAGAATACTCGTTGCTTCAAAATCAAAGCCCAGCTTTTCAAAGGCATAGATAATAGAGCCCAAAGCCATTTGTTTAACTGTTCTGTAGTTACTGCTTTCAACTTGGCTTAATGCAGTTTTTGCTGCTTCAATCACCACAAGCCAGGCATCTCGTTGGTTGTCGATACTGCCATCCATATTCACTCTCCTGCCATTTGCGAATCATCCGGTCATTCATACGCCACCGTCGGCTACTTCGTGGGCGTCCTGCCTGTTCGTTATCTTTGATATAAAATCTAACTTAACTTAGTTTTGATGGCAAGAGAAAACACCAAACTTTTCTTAGTTCGGTGTTTTGGTTAGAGAAAAGGGGGGCTAGAGTTCGTATTGAACTCCTTTGACTACACCAATGATGAGGCAATTACCATTGATCGGGATGTTGGGGTACCGGGGATTTAATGGCACTAAAAACTTTTGAGGGCCATCGATAACTAATTTTTTTACTGTGGCTTCGTTTGTTCCATCAAGTCTAGCGATGACTATTTTTCCATGCCGGGGTTCTGCATCAGGATCTACAATCACTGTTGCGCCTTCTGGTATTGTTGGGAGGCCGTTAGGGTTAGTCATGGAGTCGCCTTTAACCTCCAATGCAAATGAGTTATCACCAATCTTTAATGATGTATCTACCCACTTGTCTACTTCACTAAACACTTCTGCTGTCCTGCACTCAGTAAACTGCCCAGCCTGAACCCACGAGATTACAGGAACTCTGCGCATGTTTGTGACGAGTTTGCCTTCAAACTCCGCACCATAAAGAATGTAATCTATTGACGTATTGAAGAACTTCGCTAATTTTGAAAGTGCTTCCCCACCAGGGACATTGATGTCTTTCTCCCAGTACCCCACAGCAACGTCACTTACTCCACAAAATTTACCCAATTCTTTCTGGGACGTTCTGGTAACTCTTCTCAGAGCTTTTATACGCTGACCAACCGTTTCCATAGGAGCACCATTTCTTTAATTACTAAGTAATCTTAGTTTTTATTGACCTAAGATAGATTGATAATTAACATCTAATAAAACTTAGTTTGGAGGGCATATGACGACTGACGATATCGAAAGCTACTTCGGCAGCATTGAGAAAGTTGCTGCTTTTTTCGGCATAACAACTGAAGCCGTTTATCAGTGGCGAAACCGTCCTGGCCAGTTAATTCCAAAAGGACGTGCAGCAGAGGCTGCATATAGAACTTGCGGACGGTTGCCATTTAAACCTGAGCTTTATGAAAAATCTAATGGATAAATCGATTTACAGAAACCACAGATATGAGGGCTTAAACGTGGGTAAAGAACCTGAATGGAAAGTTGATAAGCAACCAGCATGGCTGGTGGCAGCAATACGAAGAACGATTGCTGATTTACCTCATGGCTATGAGGAAGCAGCAGAAATTCTTGGTTTGTATAAATCTGATGATATCACCCCAGCAAAAGATCAATTGCATAACAGACTGCGTAGCGGTGGGGATCAAATTTTTCCACTTGAGTGGGCCATGGTTTTACAGGATGCCAGTGGTACCAGGCATGTAACGGATGCAATAGCCCGTCGTAGTAATGGGGTGTTTGTGCCGCTGGTGGTCATTGATGACATTGACAATGGTGACATTAATCAGCGGCTGATGGAGTCAATAGAATGGATTGGCAAGCATTCCCAGTACTTACGCAAGGCAACTGCTGATGGAGTTATTGACCAAGCTGAGCGTGAGCAAATCGAAGAGAACAGCTACCAAGTAATGGCGAAGTGGCAGGAGCATTTAACACTGTTATTTCGTGTTTTTTGTGCGCCGGAAAAGAGTAACGCCCGCGAGTGTGCAGCTCCGGGCGTCGTGGCGTCGATTGCTTCTGGTTGTGGAGAAACTAACGCATGAACAGTTTAACAACACACTACCGTCGCTCGCAACTGATTGCGCTTCCTGTACCGGGTGGAAAAGCGAAGGTGGAGTATTGCTATGCAGTGAATGTACCAGGTGACAGGGAAATTGTAACCCACAGCTTTGCAGAGTGGGCTGTGGGGGATTTCAACCGGCAGAAGGAGACAGTCCTTTGCGACAAGTTAACCGCTGGTTCAAAGATCACTACGGAGTGCCCGTCAGAGTCATTCGTTGGGAGCCGGAAACACAACGGGTTATCTACCTCCGTGAAGGCTATGAACATGAGTGCTTCAGCCCGCTCGAACAGTTTCGTCGTAAATTCAGGGAAATAGAGGTCGGTCATGAGCCTGTTAATGACATCCCAGCCCATTGTGATAAATCGTGATCTTGCATGCCGTATTGGTCTGAATGAGGCAATTGTGTTGCAGCAGCTTCATTACTGGCTGAATGAAACGAATTCCGGCACTGAGCATGGCGGAATTCGCTGGGTTTATAACACGACAGAACAGTGGCTGGAGCAGTTTCCGTTCTGGTCAGAGTCCACTCTGAAACGCACATTTGCAAGCCTGAAATCACTTGGGGTTTTGCGTCGCGAGCAACTCAATAAATCGAAGCGTGACATGACCAACTTCTACACGATCAACTATGAAAGTGAGCTTTTAGAAGAGGTCAAAGTGAACGAATCCATTAGGTCAAAATGCACTTCTCCATCGGGTCAAAGTGACCTGATGGATGGGCGCAAAATGACACGATCCATTGGTTCAAAACGACACGCTGTCATCGGGTCAAAATGGCCCAATGATCTTACAGAGAATACAACAGAGATTACTACAGAGAATAAAACCTCTTCTCGTCCGGACGCTTCGCAACCGGACACGCAGATGGCTGAACAGGATTTTTTAACTCGCCATCCTGATGCGGTTGTATTCAGCCCTAAAAAGCGCCAGTGGGGAACGCAGGATGATTTGACCTGCGCACAGTGGCTCTGGAAAAAAATCATCGCTCTGTACGAGCAGGCCGCCGAATGTGACGGCGAAGTGGTACGTCCTAAAGAACCGAACTGGACAGCCTGGGCAAACGAAATTCGCCTGATGTGTGTACAGGATGGGCGTACTCACAAACAAATCTGCGAGATGTACTGCCGCGTCAGCCGCGATCCGTTCTGGTGCCGTAACGTGCTCAGCCCGTCGAAGCTGCGGGAAAAATGGGATGAGCTTTCCCTGCGCTTATCGCCGTCCGTCAGCACGTACACCGAAAAACGCGAAGACCCGTACTTCAAATCCAGTTACGACAACGTGGACTACAGCCAGATCCCGGCAGGATTCAGGGGGTGATCATGAGTCTTTTGAATGAAGTTCAGAAATTCATTGAAGCCCATCCGGGGTGTACTTCCGGAGACATTGCGGATGCTTTTGCTGGTTACTCACGGCAGCGCGTTCTGCAGTCAGCAAGCAAGTTACGTCAGAGTGGGCGTGTGGCTCACCGTTGTGAAGGAGATACACGCAGACATTTCCCACGCCTGACTGAGAGAGCGCAGGAGCCGGAACCACAACCAGTTCGTGAAACCAGACCTGTGCGCAATTTCTATGTCGGCACTAACGATCCCCGGGTGATTTTGTTGACCCGCCAGGCGGAAGAACTGGAGTCCAGGGGCTTATACCGTCGTGCTGCAACGGTGTGGATGGCGGCATTCCGTGAAAGCCACTCCCAGCCAGAACGAAACAATTTTCTGGCGCATCGTGAGCGGTGCTTACGGAAAAGCAGCAAGCGCGCTGCATCGGGTGAAGAGTGGTATCTGTCAGGGAATTACGTGGGGGCTTAATGAGTAATAAATATTGCCAGGCGCTGGTGGAGCTGCGGAACAAACCAGCCCATGAACTGAAGGAAGTGGGCGATCAGTGGCGCACGCCGGACAACATTTTCTGGGGAATTAACACCTTGTTTGGTCCGTTTGTTCTGGATCTGTTCACTGACGGTGATAACGCCAAATGTGCCGCGTATTACACGGCGGAAGACAACGCGCTGGCGCATGACTGGTCAGAACGTCTTGCGGAGCTTAAAGGTGCTGCCTTTGGTAATCCCCCATACAGCCGCGCCAGTCAGCATGAGGGGCAATACATCACCGGCATGCGTTACATCATGAAACATGCCAGTGCCATGCGTGATAAGGGCGGGCGCTATGTTTTCCTGATCAAAGCGGCCACCAGCGAAGTATGGTGGCCGGAAGATGCAGATCATATTGCTTTTATTCGCGGGCGTATTGGTTTTGAACTGCCAGCCTGGTTTATCCCGAAAGACGAAAAGCAGGTGCCAACAGGTGCTTTCTTCGCTGGTGCTATTGCTGTTTTCGACAAGACCTGGAAGGGAGCGGCAATCAGCTACATCGGGCGCGATGAACTTGAGGTATGTGGTGAGGCGTTTCTGGCGCAGGTTCGCCAGCAGGCGGAAAAACTGGTCAGGGAGATGGCGGCATGACGACATTAACTCAATGCCAGCAGCAGGTGCTGGATATGCTGATTTCTTATCAGAAAGAACGTGGCTTCCCGCCAACCAATCAGGAGGTGGCAACCATGCTGGGATACCGTTCGGTGAATGCAGCGGTGGAGCATCTTCGCGCACTGGAGAAAAAAGGTGTCATCACGATAAAGCGTGGCGTGGCCCGGGGTATCACTCTTCATACCGCGGTGAAGGACGACGACAGCGAGGCGGTCGGGATTATCCGCGCCCTGCTTGCCGGTGAGGCAAACGCCAGGCTGCGTGCAGCCCACTGGTTACATGAGAGGGGCCTGAAAGTATGAAGCTAATACTGCCTTTTCCGCCCAGCGTGAACACGTACTGGCGACACCCCAACAAAGGGGCGTTTGCTGGTAAGAGCCTGATAAGCGCGGCGGGGCGAAAATTCCAGAGCGCGGCGTGTGCAGCAATAGTTGAGCAGTTACGTCGTCTGCCGAAACCAACGTCGGCACCTGCTTCAGTGGAGATCGTGTTGTTTCCTCCGGATAACCGGATCCGCGATCTGGACAACTATAACAAGGCGCTGTTTGACGCCCTGACCCACGCGGGTGTGTGGGAAGACGACAGACAGGTGAAAAGAATGCTGGTGGAGTGGGGACCGGTTATCCCGGAGGGGAAGGTCGAGATCACTATCAGTAAGTACGAAAAAGCGAGTTGCAAATTAGCAACTCGGTAACGGAATTGAGCAACACCCTAAATTTGGGTATTACCTCGTTAAAGATACTGTATTTATGAACAGTGTATCCTTGATAACTATTAAAAATCGCAGTAAGTTCATCCTGCATCAACGAAAAGGGAGTGCAGTCCCGCTCGTGGATAAAAATTTGTGGAGAAACCAATGAATCAGTTGCTTGTAATTGATGGCGTTTCTGTGCGCCAGTACTTCGAATCTAACTACTGTCTTAACGACCTTCAGAAAGCTGCTCTTCTTGCCGCTGGTGAGAATCGCTCCTCCCGTTCGCTGGAAGTTCACGAGTTTATGCGTCGTCCTGAAACGAAGGCTCTTGTGGAATTACTGGAAGAAGAAACTACGGGAGATTCCCGTAGTATTCCTGTCATCACCATTCAGGGGCGCAATGGTGGGACGTATGTCTGTAAAGAGCTGGTCTATGCATATGCAATGTGGATCAGCCCGGCATTCAGCTTAAAAGTGATACGTACTTTTGATGCGCTTCATAATTCATCACCAGAAGAAACCACATCCGACAAAATTAAATCCGGGGTCATTCTGCTTGAATCAGCAGCAAAGACTCTAAATCTGTCAAACTCCTCGAAACTTGGTGCATACCAGAAATTATCAAAGGTAGCTGGTCTTCCTGAACTTATGCCGATCTATGCCATTGATGCACCTGCTGATGCGCCAGATGGTTCAAGCCGCCCTACGCTGTCGCTGAGTGCACTGCTGAAGCAGTATGGTATCCGCCTGACGGCTAATCAGGCATATCACCAGATGGCGAAGCTGGGGATCGTTGAACAACGCGAACGATACAGCCGTACCGCGATTAACAACATCAAAAAATTCTGGTCGCTGACAGCGAAAGGTTGCATGTTCGGCAAGAACATCACCAGTCCCGCAAATCCGCGCGAGACGCAGCCGCATTTCTTCGAATCCCGATTCCCTGAGCTGTTAAAGCTGCTCGATACCGTTCATTGAGGTGACCGTGAGAGCACTACTGACCCCTGAAATTGCCCCGCGTATGGGGATCGTATTGTTCAGACCCGGTTCAGAGCTGATGCCCCTGTTTATGCAGGGGCGTGTCCTGCTGGAGCCTGAGCCGGAACGTTATTCATCTTTTGCCAGTGGTGCCGTTCCGGCAGCATCACAACCGCTGGCGGATGATCCTGCCGTTCGGGCCGTGTTCCGCAATGAGGCAGTGATCCGTCGTGCTGGTGGCGTGGAATGTCTTGAAAGCTGGTTACTTCGTGAAAAAGGTTGCCAGTGGCCTCATTCCGACTGGCACAGCGAGAACATGACCACAATGCGACACGCGCCGGGCGCAATCCGTCTGTGCTGGCACTGCGATAACCAGCTGCGCGATCAGTTCACGGAACGGCTGGAATCAATGGCAACGGATAACTGTGCCCGCTGGGTGTTGTCTGTTGTGCGTCGGGATCTCGGTTTTGATGACAGTCACGTTGTGACAATGCCGGAACTGTGCTGGTGGCTGGTTCGTAATGATCTGGCGGATGCCTTACCGGAAAGTGCAGCCCGTAAGGCACTGAGATTACCGAAGCCTGTTGTGCCGTCTGTCACCCGGGAGAGTGACCTTGTGCCTTCGGTTCCGGCCACCAGCATCATCCAGAATAAAGCGAAAAAGGTGCTGGCGCTGAAAGTGGATCCGGAGTCGCCGGAGTCTTTTATGTTACGCCCAAAACGTCGCCGCTGGGTTAACGAAAAGTACACGCGCTGGGTTAAGACGCAGCCGTGTGCATGTTGTGGAAAGCCTGCTGATGATCCCCACCACCTGATAGGCCACGGTCAGGGGGGAATGGGTACAAAAGCGCATGACCTCTTCGTGCTGCCTTTGTGCAGAAAGCATCACGACGAGCTGCATGCGGATACCGTGGCATTTGAAGAGAAGTATGGCTCCCAGCTGGAGCTGATATTTCGTTTTATCGATCGTGCGCTGGCAATAGGCGTGCTGGCCTGATTTTGTGGAGAAAGTTGATGCGTGATATTCAAATGGTTCTTGAACGTTGGGGGGCATGGGTGGCAAATAATCACGAGGATGTGGAATGGTCATCTGTTGCTGCAGGTTTTAAGGGATTAATTCCTTCGAAAGTAAAATCCCGCCCGCAATGTAGCGATGACGATGGCCTGATCATTAGCTCTGCGATGACAGTTCTTAAGAAAAAGGAACCGTATCAATACGAATTACTGGAAATGTATTATGTGTATGGGGTTACATTACGGGTGTTGGGGGTAAAACTGGGGATATCACTTAATCAGGTTGTTATCAGACTGCAGAAAGCTGAAGGGTTTATTGACGGTTGTCTGGCAATGTTGGGGGTATCTTTAGAAATTGATTGTTACATATAGTAATAAATTCAATCAAAGTAAATAATCATATTTTATTATAACCTCCTGATGATACCTGTTCATTGGGAGGTTATTATGGATAAAAATGTAGAGCATGTATTAGTTGATGCAATTGAAAATAAGCAATCTTTAACAGTCGTTTACTTAGGAGGGAGCCAGCCCGGAACATTAAGGAATATTTCTCCGATTAGTATAAATGGGGATAAATTGCGGGCAAGATGCCATAGTTCTGGAGCAGTAAAGGTTTTCAATCTTGGGAAAATACAGTTACCCAGTGACTCCTGCGCGGTATCTATGCACTATGGAGATTTAGAAGTTAAAGCTTATGAGACGATGCAGAGCGTAAATGACAACTTTCATGCCCTTTATCCTGAAGGACGATGGGGTGTTGATTTTAATGAGCATCGCTTTGCTTTATTTGATTTTTTTAAAAACGGGAAACGAAAAAAAACGGCATTTATGGCAATTGAGTTCAGGGAAAGAGATGAAGAGAAAATAATAACAGGTGTAACAATTGATATTGGTATATCTGGAACAGTGATTTCTGAGAAGTCCCGAATCCCAAAAAGACGACCATGGGTAGTGGTTGGTCCCGAACACGGAGAATACAGTACTTATTCAACTTTGGACAAGGCTGCTACAGCGTTTTTTGAGAGGCTTTCGTTGATAGCATCCGGCCTGGAAGATAATTGATTTTATGTTTGGTATTCAGAGTTCGCCGTGCTTAAGAAAGTCAAGATTCTAAAAATACTGAATGAGCTACTTGTGTTATAACAAAAATGCTATTAGTGTGTTAAGAGTGGTTACTTCGCCACACAACTTAAACCCGCCACTGAGCGGGTTTTTTGTACCTGTAAACTTGGTGCAGTACAGTAAACACGCTGGTGGTCGTGAATACTGACTTTTTATCTTGCTGGCTTTTTAGACAAGAGTTATTGGTATGTCATGTTAACCAGAAGGGAAAAAGACATGCTAAAACAGCAAGATATGACCGAAACCGCCAGAGTGGTGTTTAATGAATTGAGCGTCACCGAACCGGCGACAGTCGGGGAGATTGCGCAGAATACTTACCTTTCACGCGAACGCTGCCAGTTAATACTGACCCAGCTGGTTATGGCGGGTCTGGCAGACTATCAGTTCGGTTGTTACAGACGCCTTCCGCAGTGA